GCGGAGTGAATCCACTTGGCCTTTGAGCTCACGCAAATCTGCGTGTAAGCGCGGCACTTCAGCGTCGTACATGCCCTTGAGCGTTTTGTACTTCTGCTGCCATGTCTCTTCAGCTACGACAGGTTCAGTCGGTTCTGGCTTGGTCTCAACAGGTACGGGCTCCGCTGGGGCGGGACTTGGTTCAGTTTTGGGCTCTGCGGGCGCTGGCTCAGTAGGTGGGTTACCTTGATTCTGACTATCAGCAATCTGCTGCTCAATCTTTTCCAGTTCCTTCAACTGGGCTTCTACTTGTTTCGGCAATGCCATTTTGGGTTTCCTTTAAGCTCCAACTCCGTTTCAGCTCCTACTTCGGTCTGCCTACGCGTAATGGTTTGCTACGGACGATAAACCGGTCAGTTTCCTAACCGGGCGAGAACCTCTTGCGATTTCTCAACCGCTTCGAGGAAATCTGATAAGACCTCGGCCCTACCTTGAAGGCGATGTATCCGAACTGGGTCTTCTGCCTGAACCAACGCGGTTTTCACCTCATCGAGTCTGGTCTTAAAAAGGTCCAGTAGAGCTTCGCTTTCTGGATGCTTACAGCGGTATAGCGCTTGTATGTGCTTCCGGTCTGGCTTTTGGCCTACAAAAATCTTCATGTGCGAATTCTATACGCAAACTTACAGGGTGTGTCAAGAAAGATTTTCTAACTTGTACACGGTCGAATTCAAAAGGGTAACGATCTCGTCGATCGCGTTCTGCAACTCCGAGTGTTCGCACATGGCCATGCGGTTATCGTCGATGTAGCGGCGCAACCCACGGACCATCTGAATAGGGTCGGACTCTGGCTTGTATGGCAGCTCTGGGTAGTCTTGGATGCCGTAGCGCCCTTGGTAAGACTCGGCCAAGCTGTCAGTCAAATCGACGATGCCGTCATAGAACTCGTTGAGCGCCTTGTGAACTGCGAAGCTGCGAGTGCGCAGGTGCAGGACGTGGGCGTTGGTGCGAGCGTGGAACAGCTGCATGATGAGCGCAGCGATTGTTGGGTTTGCTGAAATGCCCTTCATGGTCATACTCCGTTAGGTCTTGGTGACATCATGTTGCCTTCACGACCGCCGACTTGGCTGCCGTCAGGAAGCATGTTTTTTGGTGCTGGGCCCTGCGTCATGCCGGGCTGTTGCGGTAGTGGCTGGCCATCTGGGCCTACGCCCATGAGCTGAGCGATCTGGCTTTGCAAATCAGCGATCATCTGCTGTTGCTGCTGAATCGTACCGACCTGTTTGCGGCTTGGAACGATGCGGTCCACGTTGCCGCTGAGGTTCTTTGCTTGGTCGCGGAGCAGTTCGGCAGCGCCGTCCATACCCACGATCTGCTGAGCCACTGGGCTGTTGAGCACCACTTGCAAGAACTCGTTGCGGCGAACGGCTTCAGCTTCCTTGATGACCAAGCTGGTAGCACCCTTAGCCACGATGTTCACGTCGCCGATCAAATCTGGATCGTCGCTGTAACGCAAGTTGTCTTGGTACAGGCGTTCGATGGCCGGAGTAATGACGTTGTGGTCAATGTTGCTGATAACCTGCTTGATGCCCTTGCCAGCGTTGCTGATGAGCATGGACAAGCCAGATGACGTACGGCCAGCGCCGGGGCTGTTCTCGCCTGTCATATAGCGGGGAATCATGGTGTCTTCATCGGCGCGAGCGCTGAACTTCTCGAACACAGCCATCAACTCGTTGGCGTTGCTCTGAGGTTGGAAGAAGCTGATGGGCGCTGAACTATCGTTGACTTCAGACGCAGTGAACTGCCAAATCTTCCATGGGTGCATGTCCGTGATGTCTTCGCCTGTTGGCAAACGGCTGATGTTCACGCCGACCTGTGGGCCAGAGCTGATACCCATGTTGTTGGCCAAGCTACGTGCGGATGCGTTAACCATAGACTGTGCATCGCGGCACAAGTCAGTCACGCCCTTGCCGTCGACAGAGCCGGGCAGGTTTTCGTAGCTGGTCAGGTAGTAGGGCTTGCGGCCCAGCGGATCGTAGTTGAGAACAGCGCGGATCACCACGTTGCCGATCAACCACACTTCGCATGGGTAGCTCAAATCTGGATCGGGGATTTCTTTTTTGGTCAGGCCCCACTCGATGAGCAAGCTGCCTTTGACCGAGTCCCACAGCTGGATCGCATCAATCAAGTCGCCGGAGATGATTGACTCTGTAACGTACTTACCTTCTGCCTGCGCCTTCGATGCGTCAGTCCACAACCACTGCTTCATGCCGGTAGAGCCGAAGTCGTTCAGGATGGTGCGAATAGCATCGTCGTTGTAGCCGGGCACGCCGATCAACGCTTGCAAATCATCCGCTGTCATGCGGTGGCGCTCAATGATGTAGCCGTCGCCTAAGTCCCAAGACCATGCGGCCCAGTACAACATGAACGGGTCAACGCGCTCCCACTCGTTGCGGATTGTCTCCACTGGCACGAGCTTGCCGTTCTGCCACTGCAAGGTTTTACGCTTGCGTTTGATCGGGCCCTTGAGCACGGCGTATGGGAAGGTGACGATGTCGTCGAGGAATTCGTTAAACGCTTTGTACCAGCCGCCTTCGGCCAACTGATCTTCCATCTTGCGTTCCATGCGGCCCACGCGCTCTTCAGACTCTTCCTTGAGCATGCGCTGAGCTTCGTCTTTCATCTGCATGGCCATCTTGCGCAACTCTTCTTGCGAAGGTGGGATGCCGCCCTGCTCCATGTGGGCCATCAACTGTTGGGCCAATGTCGCCTGCAACTCTTGGAGAATCTCAGGGGGCATTGTCGGCTCTGGCGTACCTTGGATGCTCCATGGCTTGTCAGCGCCCGAACCCAAGAGGGTATCGCGCAACCAACTGGTGGCCGCGCGGCACTTGACTGAGGTCAAGTTGATGAAGATGTCTGAGCCGCCCTGCTCTGCGATCTCAGTGGCTTTCTCTGGGTCGTACTCGCCGTTGCGCTGGCGCAGACACTGGAGCATGCGCTCTTCGAGTTTGCGTTTGGCAACACGGGCGCTATCCCAGCGCTCGCGCACATGCGCGGCCAGCCCCTGAATGACAGGTGTGTTTTGCAGCTCGTCGCTGCGCTTTTTTGCTTGGGCTTCTAGGTCAGATGCACGCGCAACAGGGATTAAAGCGGCCATGGGTATACCTCAAATTCGGTGTGCAAATTGTACTCTCCACTGGGCTAGGGTCAAGTGTACGCATACTTCACTTTTTTTATGTCCCGACGACCGGTACTTAAAGCCGCACCGCGCACGTTCATGTCGATCACCGAGTCAGCGTACTGGTTGGCATCGTGGACGTGGGAGAACTCGTTCTTGTCTGGCTTGTCTTCCATCTCGCCGTTCTTCTTGATCTTGTACCGGTACCCGTAGCGGAAGCCCTTGATGAGCGACTTGCATTCTGGGTCAATGATGTACAGAGACTTACCTTCTAACTGTTGATTGAGCAAGCGCTCGACGGCTTGGATACGGAGCTCTGGTTTGTTCGTAGGGGGTCGCACGCATTTGAATCCCGCGTCTTTCAACACATCAACAAGTGACATCTCATTTTGTTGCTGCTTCGCATATCCCGCTGGGTCAGGGGCACAGACAAAGGTACAGCCCTGCATGTGGTTGGCGATGAACGGGTTCAGCTTTGTTCGGATGAACGTCTCGATGCCCATGTTCTCAGACACGAGCTCAGCCAGTGTCACCACGCGTCCACGGGGGTCGCGCTGCTTGAACACCGCCGCCGGGGTGCGCCCGAAGTCAACGCCAATAATGACTGGGTAGTCTGCCGACTTGATCGGCTTGAGGCGGCTCGTGGCAACGTGGAAGTCCGGAATGAACGTCTTCTCGTACACCGGGGTGCCCGACAGCGAGCGCCCGTACTCCGATCGCAGGTACACACGCAACCAGTCCTCAGACTTGCCGGGAATCAAGTTGGGGTAATACTGCTTGGGCAGGTGGTGGTAGTTGTCGCAGTCTGGGTTGACCGCCCACTCGTTGCCGTCCTTGTCTAGCAGCAGCTCATCGGGCTCTTCGCTAAAGCGCTCAAGGTACACCTCGGGTTTGAGGATAGCCGCTGGCTGCTTGTAGACCGCCCAGTTCGATGGAGGGTTCTCCATTTTGTCGTGCCACCATGTGTCCTCGTCGGGCATGTTGGTATCGAACAGCGCACACGAGCGCGTGGGTCCGCCGTCCTTGGCCGAGGGGTATCGGTTCAGACGTGACAGCAGGCCGTCAACAACTTCGGGGTGAAGCTCCCGGCTCTCGTTGCCCCACAGGAACGTGGTCTCCAGTGACAGCGCTTTTCGCACATCGTCCGGCGTATCCAGCGGAATGAAAATCCATTCGGACTCAACCGTGGTGCCATCTGGCAGTTTGGCCATCAATATGAACGTCTTCTCCACAGCCTTCCAGATACCAGCTTCGCCCGGGGGCAGCCAGTCGAACACCGTCTTTCGGGTCGTCAGGGCCAACTGGTCCGCCGTGTTACGCACGATGATCGTCCGGGTTTTACGTATCCCCTTGGCGTTGGGCGCTTGGCCGCATGCCAGTCGAACGAGCTCATGTACGCACGTCACGGACTTACCGCCGCCGACCGGCCCGGCTAGAACTCGAACGTACTGGTCGTCCAGCATGTACTCACGCTGGGTTTCCGTTGGCTTGTAGGTGCTCATTTATGATTCACTTTATGATTCATCGGATATGATTTTTGTAGGCAGGTCAAGGATTTGCGCCGGTTTGCTCTCATTCACGCCGTTGCTCAAGCTGATGGACTGGCCACCCCCCAAGTCGATGGAAATACTGAACCCCGGCCCAGTTTGCACCTGTTTTTCCTCCTTCGGCTCAAGTCCACCGAGCTTACTGAGGGTTTTCAGGACTTCATGTTTCTGGCCAAGGCTTGCGTCTGGGCTCGATGCTAGCAGGTATACCTGATCGAGGATGTCTCCAGCCATCCATGCGGACTTTGCCTTGAAGGTGACGCCGTTTTTCGCAAATTCGGAGCGTTTTGCAGTGACCTGAAGCTGGAACCACGGTGCGGCTGCCAATTCTTTGTACTGCTCGACGCTTAGACCATGACGAGACGCCACGATGAGCTCATCTTCCATGCCAAGGGCGATGCTGGCCACCATTTCATCGCTGACCAACGGGAAGGAAGTGGTTTTCACGCCATATTCAAGGGGCTCTCCCCCCACATTTTGGTCTTCAGGCAACATTTTTGGCCTCTAAAGCGGCTTTTTCGACGGCCGCAACGTACTTTTCGAGGGCTACACGGACGATTTCTGCGGCACTAACTCCTCGTTTTTTACCCATGTCTTTGAGTTTTGCGATGAGTTTTACGCTCAAAAAGACGTTCCATCGGACCATATCGGCGTCTGAAAGCTGCGAAGAGACAGGGGTGCGGGTCATATTAGGGCCTCGATTGTTACTTTGTTGCCTCGGGGTGGCCCAACGAACGTTGCCGGGCTCGTATCCAAGATCGTTATTGATGCGGTCTAGAGACATTCTAGGTGGCCGCTCTCCTACATAAGCCAAAAACGCATGAAACGCTTTGTGGTTATGGGTTTTGTTGCCTTTGATCCAACACCACTCGGGCGCAACACCAATCCCACGGCCACCATAGCTGGAAAAAGAAGGGTCGTTTGGGTCTAGGCAGCGCCGGTTGAAGTTGATCCATACCGAAGCAAGGGGGTGTGTCATTAAATTCATACACACAGTATATCACAAATTTAAAATTTTATACACACAACCCCTAAAT